GCAAATTGAAACCCACGAGTGCCGACAAAATCGTTACTGGTTCTGTTTTCGTCTTGCGAAGCAACAAACTCAAAGGTAATAGGAATCAGTGGCGTCTTAGGACAAGCAGTAATGAAGTCCGCCTCATTCAGCAAGTTTTCGTCTGACGTTAGATCCGCAGGGTCGCCATGAATCTGTGAGCCTACACTGTATGCTCTGTACGCATTTATCTTTCTAGGCTCATTAACACCATCCGTAAAGTATATGATGGCGTCTTTCTCAAAGTCAACACCTAAACCTTCAAACGTCCTAACAGCATTGGTGTACACCACGTCTCCCTTGACGAATCCGTTTTGCGGGAAGTTGAATACAGGGCTTTTGTAAACCACGCTAAGCTGGTGGGGCTCAGAATCTGGAAGGGCTCCTGCCGCATCGTACACCCACACGCCTTGCTCGGCGGCATCTTCGCTGTAAACAAAGAAGTAAACCAGCCCAGTCCTTACGTCCTCTACCTTGCCTATAATCCTAGCGTCATCTGGCAAAGTTTCAGAACCAGACACTTCTTTGTTACCCTTGATGTTTTTTAAAACACCCTGATTGCCTTCTTCGTAATCTCCAGAGTAGATGTTTAGAGCATCCAGGAATGAAGTTTTACGTACAAGTTTGCTATCAGCATCGGGGGTAAGCTGTCGAGGGATTAGTTTATCTATCGGCATCAGTACTTAGGTGCTTGCATGAAGTTCTTGCGAATCGTCTTGAGAGCTTCTTCTTTAGAGAAGTTGCTAAGTCTTGCGTTCGCTTTTCTTCTTTCATTATAGTATTCAGCTCTAGCTCTAGATTTTTCGTTGGCAGGCACAGAAGATTTACGCTCAATAATTTTATAGTATATGTAACAACGCAAAGCCTCCTCTGCGTAAACGTGGACTTCAGGGTCAGTTGATCTAGCCTCATCAGCCACATACTCTATTACAACTTCAGAGAATCCGCTATTGGTTTCTATCTCAATCCTGTCCTCGTCTAGATTTAGTCTGTACTCTCCAGCCAGGTGCCCCCCTCCAGTGCCATATAGCCTGCCCACGCCGCCTTGGTATAGGTAGTTTTCAAAGACGTAAAAGTCCATATCGTCATCAGCGCTGCCTACACCAGCAGTTGGGGTCTTATCAGCGTCTCTGTCAAGAATTAAATTATCAGAGATGTTTAAAGGATCTTTGTCACTATCCGTTGTAGATGTCGTGTCAGTGGTGCCGTCAGCCTGCTTCTTTATTTTTCTGCTGTAGTTGATGTGTTTGTTTTGTCCGAAGACACGAACCAAACCCTCCTCGTCTACAACGCCTATTTTTAGCAAGTCAACAAAGTCATCAGGCAAGGCAACAGTATCATTAGAGCTGTTAACAGAAAGCTTTAGGGACTTAATTTTTTTACCTAAATCAAAGCCTATCTCTCTGATGCCACGAAGCGCAAAGTTTCGGATAGCATAATCTGATGCGTTGTTAGCATAGTCATCGCCATCAAGAGTGATGATGAAGTCTCTGATTATATCGCTGAGTTTTATCTTGTTATGAGCCATTATTCAGATGCTTCTTCTTGTGTTGCAAAAGCAGCCACACTACCGTCACGTAACCTAACGCCAATCAGCTTAAGTATCTCAGAGATGATCTCATTAAGATAATGAGTAGGCAACATAAAGTCTCTGCATGACGAGATGTCTGGGAGCTCAACGACCTCACCTCCAGGAGACGTGATGTTCAAAACAGTATAGAAAGGGGGCTGATCACTTATGCCTCCGCCGCTAACAAACGAAGTGGGCTTCGCATAGTAATTTAAAACTGCGCTGCTGAGGTCATTGGGTATAATCTCTATGTCGTTGGTTCCTATTAAGGCTACTGGAAAGTTTGCTGTAGGGGAAGACAAAAGACTGTTTACAATCCTGTCTAGCTTCTCTGGGTCATAAACTAACTCACAGTTTATTCTTTCCTCGACACTGCCAGTCATCTCAGAAATAGCCGCACCAACAGTTATTGAAATAATTTTAGAAAGATCATCTGGCTTTTGAAACAGAAGACCATCGTTTGTAAGCTCCATCGTAGATCTTCTTTTGTAAAAAGCAAGGTCCTCTAGCTTTTGCTTTCTAACAGACTTGTCTCTACCTGGATCAAAGTTCTGACGGCTAATTCTTTTCGCGTCTACGAGCTCTAAGAACATCTCATTGTAGATGCTCATCTGAGCTATTGCAGCGAAAGAGTTGAATATAGCTGGGGTGATAAACCCCTTCTGCTCCTTGTTAGCTATGTTCTTTACTGCGTTATATACTTGTACTACGCTTACCATAATACAAATATACGAAAAACAAATAGGCTGTTATGAGTAGCCGATCCCTGTGGAGGTAGCCGCCCTCGTAGCAGATGTAGTTGATGTGCCTGTGAGCTTGCTTCTCTTGCCGCCGTACAAAGAGTATAGCTGAGCAGCTAAGTTTGCAGCCTCACTAGCCCCTATGTCTGACTCTATCACCCCAAACCTGTAAAGCTGGATTCGCTGTGTGCTGCTTACTGTTCCAACCTCTCCTATCGAACCTAAAATTAAATCACCATCCGTTCTAAAGTCAGAGCTGTTTGTGAGGCTAGGGTCTAACTCAAGGGTTTTTGCGGGCAGTTTGCCAACAATATCTCCGTTCCTATTGTGCAAAAACATGTTACCAACTCTATCTCTGCGAATAATGAAGACGTGGTTTGCATCATAATCTTTAGCGTCGGGATCAGGGTCTGGGAAAGCAAAAGACTTAGTTCCATCTTCTGTAGATGTGGTGTCTACAAAGGCTGGATATCCCGTTAAAATAGTAGCGTTACCAAGGGCAGCAGAGTCTGTTTTGCTGTGTCTCACAGCAAATATATTTCTGCTTTGACGCATAGTATTGGTCGAATCAAACTTGCCATTGTCAGTAGGGACACCACCAAAACCAAATCCGCCACCACCAAGATCCCCGTACAAAGCTCCGATGCCATAAGTAGCGCTACCAGCAAGGCCATTTAGATTTAAGGCTACGTAAATAGTGTAATCTTCTCTTATGGTAAGAGCGGTGTCCAGCAGAAAAGAGTTGGTGGTCCCAACTATAACAGCCGTCTTGATTAATGTGTCATCTGAAGCGCTAGTTATAGTATCGGTATCCCCAAGATCGTTCGTAAGGTTGTGAGCAAAGCCCCCCGTACCTGAGTTCAACCAGGAACCATTGGCATTCCCATTTGTTTGATCTAACGTTTCGTGATTGTAATCAACAACAGGCAGATCATTAAAGAAAATACCAGCTATTGAGTTCTGGAAAGTCTTTGCATCTCCTCCAACAGAAGGCTGTTTACTTGTCGTTCTTACAGGAGCAGAAGAAATAGAAGGGAGAATGTCGTTGACGTCCTCAACAACAGCCTCTCTAAAGGTAGACTCACTAGATACCACATCAAACTTCATGATGTTCTTAGGCGTGTTTCTAGATATGAAGTTTACGATGCTCTCTATTAGGCTCGCTTCTTCACCTTGTTTACAAGAGACCGTTATGGTTGTCTTGAGTAATGACTCTCCCTGCTCCAAAGAAGACTCGTCAAAACCATTACAGTCCTTGAAGGTGAACTTAACTCTTCCGAGCTCAGAAGTAATAAACGTCAGATTTTCAGAAGGTATCGCTATAGTGCTTACCCCAACACCCGTGTCAGAAAATGAGGCACTGCTTGGAGACTCTGCCTCTCTACGAAAAAAGAAAAACTTTCTCATCAAGCGTCAAGTATTATTTCACAACCCGTAACATCAGGAGTCAAACCCGTTCCAGTTACATCGTCTCGAAAAAGGATAACTGGTGTATTCCCTAAAGATATCTCATCGCCAAAGGCTGTCATTATTTCTTTTTCTTTGCCTGCCGTAATAGCAATCCTGGCAATATCGACGCTGCCCGCTTGACCGTCGCCCAAAGATCCTGGAGAAAACTTAATAAGAATCTGTCCGCTGGTTGCGCATGTCATAGACTGAAGTCTTGAGACTGGAAAGATAGCAGCGTCATTAGCGGCGTCCACAAATAGTAAGAATTTTTCCATGATCTTTTACGACAGTAAATATACGAAAGAAAAAAGCCACCCGAAGGTGGCCTTTTCTTACGCTAGCTTTGCTAGCTGTTGTTCTATCGAGAAGACAACCGATGAGCCCCGCTCCGTTAAGCAGAAGCGCTGCATCACATCCATGGGGTCTTGCCCCACAGGGACAGATACAATGAGGCTGTTGCTGTCGAACCAGTAAACACCGTCCTCTTTGATGTTGATAATCTGGTAGTCCTTGGCCTGAACGATAGCAGAGCGCACAGCTACTTGCGGTGAATCAAACGCTTCAATAAAAGCTTTAGGATTCTTCTTAGCGATACGCAATAAGTTGTATCTGATATCAGATACAGACGAGTCGATATTAATGTTAAAGAACAAGGCGATCGGAAGCAGGTCCTGGATATCCTTGTCTCTTACCATCGCAACGGCGTCGGTCTGCAAGAACTCCTTCTTAAGTTCCTCTTCTGCATCTTTCTTTTTATTCACCTCCCTAAAAAGGTTTCCCCCATTCGCTACATTTCCAGGGTGCCTTTCCATAAACTCACGTAGGTTTGGCTTGTCCTTAGCTACAAAAAGACGGCCCTCTCGAAAAATAACAGATTCTCGAACGGCTCTATCTCCCTGCTGATCAGTCCAAACTGATGGCTCATTAGGGCAGTATCGGATCTCTCTTACCGTATTATTTTTTTCGTCGTAGACTGTAACTCCTTTTTGCGGGAGCATAAAGACAATACCTCCGCCCTTGACAACCTCATATTCTTTATTGTGTTCTTCGCGCTCTTTTCTCTTAATAAACTTTTTTTTGATAGGAGCGTCGTCAAGTCCACCTCGAATGCTTGTGCCTTTAAACTTCTCTAGCCTTTCTGGTTGGACCTCAACCTGCTTGGGCTTCTCCTGGGTTTTTTTAGGTCGCCCAGGCGACTTTTTAGTTTGTGTAGTCATATTAAATTGAATTAGTGATACAAATATAGTAAAAAAGAAAAAGGCCCCGAAGGGCCTTTCTCATTGGGTTACTGTAATTATCATACAGTGCTGCCCTCAAATGTTGCATTTAAAGCGCCCGAACCTAGTTCAGATCCTTTAAAGGCGAGTCTCCAAAAGCCTTCCTTTTGACAGTAGAAGGTGAGCTCAGCGCCAACGTTGGTCTGATTGTTGGTTGCAGTAGCAGCAATAGTGAAGGTGTTATGAGCAGCTGTAATAGCTACGATAGCACCCGCGTGTGTTGCAACAGTCTGTGTGAAATCAGTTCCGATAACTCTACGGCAAGAATTAGCCGCTGCGTCACCAATATTTGTCACATCAGTATTAAGAGTTTGAGCAGCATAAAAGTCTCCAGAAGCAGTAGTGAAAACGATGTTTGATCCACCGTCAGCCTGACCTGTAAATCTAAAAACAACAATGTTACCCAATCCTGCTTTTGGAAGCGTTACTGCGCATCCCGCACCACCGTCCCAAGCAACTTCATTGAAGCTGTTGTTGGTGAGCGTCAGACCAGCGTCAGCATTAGCATCGCTGTATGTGTTCAGCTCTAACCCAAAATAATCCCCAGTCAAAAATTTCACGTAGTTGCAATCAATATTGCTTGCAATGACATCTCCGACTACGAGTTCATCAATATGTCCCATTTTATAAAAAGTTTTTTTGTTTAATAATAAAAGAAAGCAAAGGGGCGGGGCCGAAGCCCCACCCATTCGCATTAGTGATTAAAACTGTCTAAAAGTAACGTGAACTTCTACTTCGTTTTTACCAGCCCCAGTCGTAACGTCTGCGGCACCAGTGACGAATCTTCCAAACAATTTTCTTGCGCTCGTTGTAACAGCAGCTGCATTTCCATAACTACCAATAGCATCAGAATTTACACCGTCAACAATAGTGCAGGTCTTAACAACCCCAGCGTTTACGGTCTGATTTTCGCTGCCATCAAGATATGCTACTGATGCAACAACTTGTCCGCCTGTATGATCGCTATCTGTTCCAAGGTTAAAGTCAATGTCTTGAGCGGCGCTAAGAGTAATATCGCCTACCGCTCTAATCAACACTGATTCAATAATACTATTAGCAGGCTGTTCAATAGCAAAACTTGTAGTTGCACCATTAGAAAAAGCATCTGCAATGCGTACTTGACTTGAAACAGTAATCGATCCAGGTACTTCGTGTCTTACGTTTGCCATGTTTTCTTAAGTTTTAATAGTTAAACAATTAACGATTAACCCTTAATCAACACGTGCTGGTTTGCAGCGCGAACGCAAAGAGCAATCTCAGATCTGTAGTGGAATACAGCCTGGTCAGTTCCAGCATCGCCGTTATTGTTGTGACCCAATACACCGCCACCAGTTACCCAGTGCTCCATCTCACGAGAGTATCCGTTTGCCTCCTTGTAGTACATAGACAAAGCAGGTACAGATGCACCGCTTCTTGCGTCAGCTACAGTTGACATTGGCACCATCGCCGCTTGAATGAAGTTCTTTGATATTCCAGCACCCAACATGGTTGGATCGTTCAACAATCTCCAGTCGTGCTTGTGGAAAGTGTAACCACCACGAGTGAAGCTCTTGAATCCGAGCTGTACTGCCATGTCTGGGCTGTTCTGGAATGCACCGAACTGAGCTGGCAAACCAGCAGTAACGCCAGTAGCAATACCAGCTGCGAGCATGTCGTCGATAGCCAAGTCTTGCTTTCTGTTTACGTACATAGCGTACTCAGAAGGAGCGCCTTGCTTGTCAAGCTCAACGATGATATCATCAAATTCAGCAAAGCTATCAAGAGCGTTTGTTCCAGCGCTAGAAACATTGATGCCTCTGTTTTCAATAGCAGAGAAATAACCTTCAGATCCTGGAAGAGCATTATCTAACGCCAATCCAGCACTGCCAGTTCTTTTCTCCCCCAACAGCATCATGAGCTCACGCTTATCTTCGAAACGCTTACGTGCTTCAGCCTCACCGTACATGAACCATCTGAAGTCGCCGTTACCCATGTTTACGTAACCGATGTTTGTCGCTTGAGAACCATTTACTTCGTAGCGATCCTTAACAATCATGTATGGGTTTACGTAACGAACCAAACCTGGATCAACAAACCCAGTTGGTTGATTGGTTCCTTGAGCGTAAATATTTCCTAATACAATCAAGTTAGCCGTGCTAGTATAATCAGCAGCAACGATTGATGTATTGTCCATCTTTACCAAAACAGCAGCAGAAGGAGAAGACGTAGAAGTAGTCGCTCCACCAGCCTGAACGATAAATCTCGTGCCAGTGTCTGCATCCATAACCACATCATTCTTCTGAACGTTAGCAGAGAAAGCGTGGCTTGAGCTTACAGAAATGCTTGCTCCAGTTCCGCTTAGAGATACGTTCTCATAGACTCTGTGACGACGACCCTCTTCCCACCATTCGATTTGGTCGGAAGATCCACCGTTGTTTAAAGCTCCAGTGAGCTTCAAAAATCCTGTCAATCCTTGATCACCATACGTCTTCACCAGGTCGGGCATAATGTCCTCCTTGGTTACTTTAATAAGCTCGTCAATAGTTGTGTAACTGTCAGGGGTGAGCTTAAACCCTCTTGACAGTTTGGTTGCCTTTACCTGCTTATCCGATACACTCAGGGTGTTATCGATATTCGGGATATCGGTACCTCTAGTTGCTCCAATAGTAGCCATAATTATCTAATGTTAAATGTTAAATGTAAGCCCTCCGCGTTGTCTTAATAGTTGTTTGACTTGGTTCGCAAGAGGGTTCTCTTGTTGGTTTTGATTCCCAGTAGGAACGGTGTCCGTTGAGACATTAGACGCTGTGTCCACAAGTGTTCTTTGTCCGTCACCCAATCCTCTGGTGTAAGCAGACTTAACAATTCTGTCAATGTTGTCAATGACAGCCATGTGAGACGAGAGCAGGTCGTAGTCCCAGCTTCCATCCTCCCTGATGTAGGGATCAAAGTACTCGTCGAGACGAGCTTGTTTGTCCTTGAGTTGATTTCTGTAGTTGTCATCCAGATTAAACTCCAAGAGGTTGTTATCACCGAGGTCAAACTCTAGACCTTCAAGGGTGTCAACTTCTTGAGCCATGTCTGCAATCCACTGCTCATCAATCACGGACTCAATAGCTTCACTTTCGTACTCAGGAGCGGCATACCCTTGTCGGATATCCTCAATGCTCTGTCGAGCCTTGTCTCCGTCCATCTTCATTTGAAGCTTGGCAAGATTAACTTCTTCCTCTGAGTAGAGGTCGCTATCAACCTTGTATTTACTGTTAACGAGCAAGTTGAGCTCATCTAAAGAAAGGTTAGGATACTCATTCGACATCTGAATGCGAATGGCTGTCATGTCATCCATACCCTCTGGATTCAATGACTGGAACCTAAACCAATCTTCTGGTGCGCGGCCTGTTTCCTCTACAAACCGAGCGATAGCTTCGACTCTTTCGTCAACTTCATAATCTTCTTCGTACAAGTCATCGAGCGAGGTGATCTCCTCACCAGTCATTTCGCTGAGGTACTCAAACACAGCTGACTGTAGTTGTTCTTCGCTGTATTCTTCACCATCAGACACCTGCTGATCAGGCTCATCTGACATGACTTGTTGGTCTGCCTCTGCGGCATATTCTTCTTGAAACTGAGGCTGTTCTTCAACAGCTTCTTGCGTTTCTACTTCAGGTGATTCTACCTGTTCTGTTCCTTCGGTTGCAGAAGCAGCAAGGTCCTCAACATTGTTGAAGACCTCAAATCCTGCAACGGTTTCGTTGTTCTCTTCCATTTTATTTAATTGGTTGGTGTTCTATTAAGATGTGGACACAGGCGACTTGGCTGGGCCAAAGTAAACTATGCATCCAGCAGCAGACGGAGTGAACGATGTCCATCTTCCGTAAATCGTCAAGCCTTTTGGAAACGCCTGAGAAGCAAGAACGAGACCTCCAGTTCCCTCCTCTGCGGTTGCTGAACTTTCGTTGTGAGCAGCACTCGCGGTGTTAAAAATCGTGTTTGGATCTTCTGCGACCAGCCCCGTGGGTGTATTGTCATCCAGGAAAGTAATTGCAACAATCACCTTTCCAAGAGGTGGGGTGAGTGCAGTTGCCGTGTCAATATAAGCGCTTCCATGCTGACCAAATGCCATTTGATTTGACACCCCTGTATTTGCTAATGTTGCCATGCCTTATTTATTAGGTACCTCCGTATGGAGCTGATGAATTGTCGTTACCGAACACGCCATACTCAATTAATGAGTCAACCTTAGTGGCGTATACCTCGTACTTCTTATCCACTGCAACGGGGATAAAAGCAAACTCGCCACCTCCGATCTTGGCTACAAGACCCGTGTCGGTATCGTTATGAATGTAGATGTAGTTCTCAAGTTCTGTCTCCAGATTCTTGATGTAGAGATAGGCTCTTTCTGAACACTGATCAACGATGTAAATCGCTAGGTCATTGCTATCTGCCGCCGTGCCCTTTACCTTGGCTCTGATCAATGAACCAGAGTCACATCTAAGATTAGCTACGGTAGTTAAAGCCAACGCGCTTGTAAGCACGTCAGCACTATTCAGGCTGAGTGAAGCGCGTACTGTTGCCATTATGCTTCGAAGATCAGTGCGTACTCAATAGTAAACGCTGTGCTCACACTTGGTGTGATGCAAATGTCGTTGGCCGCATCGTGCGCAGACCAAGGGATAAACATCCAATCCCCCGCATATAGTCTTCCGATTTCTTCTGGAGTACCACCAGAATCACCAATAGAGATTGTAGCATACTCTGTAGCTACGGTGCTAGTTGCTTTGATGTAGAGCTTGTGAGCCTTTGCAGCGGTGTAGTCGCTACCGTCAAACAAGTTGTACAGTGAAGTAGAAGTAGTTGTTTTTCTACCTACGCCTGTAGTCTGGTCCAAACCAGTAAGCGTTCCCGCCTTGGTGAGTGTCGCTGTGGTTGACAGCGCAAGAGCGTCACCAGTGAGGTCAGCGCTCGAAAGTGTAATTGTTGCAGTTGTTGTAGCCATAATTATTTATTGTATGAATGCAAATATAAGCATTATTTTTTCTTACCCTTCTTGGCTCTAATCTTTGCTGCCTCTCGTTTTCCGAAGTCGCTCTTCACCCTAGCCATGGCCCAAGCATGTTGAGAAACTTTAGGTCTATTTCCAGAAGACATATAGGCAGCAAGACCTCGGCGATACACTTCTTTTTGTGCAGCGCTAAGGCCAGCCATCCCACCCTTTTTTAGCTTCTTGACTTTCATTACATTCCGAGCATTTTCTTAGCTCGTGCTCTCTGCTTTGGGTCTTTCAACAAAGCTTGCATCAAGCTACCGCCATCCTTAAACGTCTTACCGCCGTACATGTACATAGGCATCTTGTGCTTGCCTCCATGCTTCATCATCATAGGCTTCTTCATCATGCCACCGCCTGGCATCTTCTTGACTTTCATCTTTCCGCCCATCATCATTTTTTTCTTACCGTGATCCATAGTTATATTTTTTAAAGGTTATATCTTATCTCTTTGTGCCATGAGCCTTTTAAGCCTAGCGGCTACAGCAGGAGGGAAGCCCTTCTTCTGTCTTTTAGCTTTTGTCCCTCTGTGCTTCTTGTATATCTCGCTAATCTGTTGCATTAGCTGCTTTCTCTTGCCTACGTCAGCGCTACCACGAGTATACTTCGGGTTGAACTTCATCCCCTTTTTTGCCGATGGAGCAAGACTAGAAAGAAAAAATCTAGTCCCACCTCCTGGTAGATTGTCTATCTCAAAGTTTCGTGTTTCATTAAATCCCTTTAGATCTAAAGCGTCTCGGCCAGCATCTTTATTTAAAACACGAGCAAAAGCTTTTCTTGCCTGATCTCTAGGCATATCAAAATCAACGTAATCTTTGTTGCCAAAGTCTACATTTCCACTCATTTTAATAGGCTTAATCTTTTTAGTTCTGCCTCCTTTTTCCATAGACTTAGGTTTCTTACCCGCTTTCTTCATAGCGATAGCGATCGCTGCTTGCTGTGCTGGATTCTTTGCCATCACTTCTTCTTTGGGTGGTCAGCCATTTTGAACGTAGCCTTCTTCACAGCACCAGGATGTGGCACGTAGTCGCCCTTCATGAGATAGTATCTGCCGCCTTCCTCCATCCAGTGAAAGCCCTTCGGAGGATCGATAGACATCTTGCGGCTTGTCACGGTGAACTTCCCGCCTTTCTTATACTTAATAGCTTTCATTACCACTTAGACTTATTGGCCCAGTACGCTGCACTCATTTTGCCCTTAGCGATATTGCGTCTATGTCTAGCCTTGAAGCTGGCTCTCTTTTTCTTCATCCTGTCGCTCTCTCCAGCTTTTGGCTTACCCGCTGTCTTCGCACCTTGCTGACCGTAACGTATAAGCTTTACTTTGTTTCCTTCTTTGGCTAACACTATGTGAGACTTCTTGGGATGCTGTGGAGTTCTCTTGGGTTTGTTTACCCCAGATAACCCGTGCTTCTTAAGGAGGTTCTTAACTCTAGTATTAGACATCTAGCAAAGGTAATAAAAATAAAAAGTTACGGTTTGACGCCATACTCACCAGGGGGAAGCGTATAAGTAATTGTGCCTCCGTTAGAAATGTCTAAATAAGTGTAACTCCTTGGGGTAGACACTTCCATGGACTGATAAGTAGCCTGCCATGTGGTATCATTAATCTGTTCACACTCATCTAGGGTGGCTTGATCAAAGCCAAAACCAAAGTTTGGGCAATTAGAGTCTGACCACGTTTCTTCAAGCTCAGACTGAGAAGTTACGTTTACTGTGTATTGTGCCATATTATGTTGAGTAATAAAATACAAATGCAGTTTGCCACCCCCCTCTATTTTCACCGATACCCCACAGGTCATTAGATGAAACAGTTCCACTAGAAACCACAGTAGGAGTGGTTACGTAAAAATTAGTGGTTCCTCCGATGCGCCCATAAGCTTCGTATCCTGCGTAAACCAGCTGATTATTCTTTCTTGCAATCATACCAGTTGCAAAACTATAGCTGCTCAATATACCTAATCCCTGCCAGTCGCTGTCGGTTCCAATCCTTACGTGATTGTCATCTTGGGCATCATCTGTAGTTCCATCCAACGGCACGTAGTAATTGCCATCACCAGCAAAGTAGAGGTGACCACTAGTGTTTATCAGGTGGCTAAATCGATCAGTGATGGTTATGTCGGTCCAGTCAGTTTGTAGAGTGCCGCCTACCTTACCGATTTGAACAGGAATAGTCTGATCGCTAGTAATGTTACCACCCATATTCTCGTTGCTGTCCGATTTGCCCATTCCAAAAGCCCTTCCACTCTGAATAAAACCAACTACGTTTTGGCTTCCTTTTACTAAAGTAACGTTATTGTTTGTTGCCGAAACCATATTTGTTGCGTCTACTGCCGTCCATGTGGTTTGATTTCCAGACGTAGTTCCGTTTCCATTTATCCCCTCACTGTTTCGACCCGCTGTATACAAAACATTGCTCGAACCCTTGATTGCTTGCGAGTTGTATCGAGTCATGTTAACGCTCACCCAATCAGAATCTGAACCAATTTGCACAAAAGAGTTATAGACGTTTGAGGTGTCTCCTTTCCCAAGCTTTCCGTATTGATTCGCACCAATACCGTAAAGTTTGCCGCTATTAATACACAGAGCGGATGTATCTGAAGTTGTAACATCCGTCCAACCAGTGTCAGAGTCTCCAACCCCAGTAACCTGATTCCAGGTTCTTGGGTCAGAGTTTGTTCCTGCGCCAGAAGAATTCCCTCCATAAATGGTGCTGGTGGAAATCCTCCAGAGTTTTCCTGCATTATCTATGATCCAAGAGCTATACCTACCATAAACGACTTTGGTGGGGGTACCCATACCTGCTGGCAAGGTGTCTGCAATCATAACTAGCATACCGTCAACATCTGACTGTACTTGAAACTTTGTGTCCGTGCCCAGAATGTATCCAGGGAAGTTTTCGCTGTTGCTTTGTCTTCCGCTGGTAGTAGGATTAGCCGCATTGTAGGCTTGACCGCCCCTTTTAATTAATCCCGTTGAAGGGACAGTCTCTGTGTATGTACCCGTTCCAGCCACAGGATCAAAAGCCCCGCCAGAAACTGCAATGTCTTGTCCGTTTATTGATGCTATATTACCCACGTCTACTCCGTTATGTGATGCTATGTTTGGCATGTTTATGCAAGGACGATAAAGTCGTTAGAAGGATTAAACCAAATCTGTCCGTTAGTGCTATCTAGGCAATATCCAACAACACGAACAACATCTCCAGTACCAGATGGGGGAGTCCCCGTAATATCTCCAGCCGTAGTAGATACATATAGCTCATCGGCAATAGTCCCTGGATCGTGATCCAAAGTAAATGTGCCTCTAAGCAACATACCATCAGAGTCGGGATCTGTGCCTAGGGCTATCGCCAACAAACAAGCACCAGAAGTAGAAGCGGCATCAGCATCAGCAGCACCCCACGATCCATCAGACTTGTAATAACAAAGCTCACCCTGAGTAGTACTGCCTGTTCCTATCTTAATAATATCACCCTGAGCGCTAAAGTCTGTGTTTGCAGTTTTAGCAAACAGGTTTTTAGTGACATTCAGCTGAGGTGCAGTTACAGTGCCTGAAGAAGGATTGTACGTTAAATCGCCATCTGCTTCTAACCCCACGTTACCGCTGCCTGCTGCTCCAGCAACAAAGGTTATTACGTTTTCTTCGTCAGTGCTTTCATTGTCTGTTACTGTAACGGTAGTGGCAATAGCAGCCGTGCCTGAAGTGTTCTGGTTCCCTGCGCTATTTACGCCTGGCAGATCTATGCTTCCTGAGCCGTCAAAGCTAACGCCACCAATGTTTACAGCAGAAGCCAAAGCCGTCGCTGTATCAGCATTGCCCTCAAGGGCTCCATCAAACTTAGTGGCCTCTATCTCACCTGAAGCCTTCATGGTGATTCCGTCACCACCACTAACCCTGAAGATGATTTGGTTATCAGTGCTAAACTTGATCCTGTTGTCGGCATCTCTACCGATCTCTAAGCTAGAGTTTACCACAGAGGTGATGCCTGTTTGTGCGGCCTCTACATTTAGGGTTACGCTACCCGAATCGCCACCACCAGAAAGGCCAGTGCCTGCGGTAACACCTTCAATATCTCCGCTACCACCGCCTCCACCACCTGCGGCAGCGATAGTGATGGCACCATCGGCGTTTGTGATAGTGATGTTGCTACCAGCAGTTAGTGTTGCTACAGCTGGACCGCTACTACCACCTATCAGCAATGATCCGTCTGTAGTCATAGCGGCAGCAGCTAGCGTGTCTGTCCCACTATCCTGCGTAATGATTACAGCTTTGTCTGTAAAGGAAGTTGCGTTGGTTCCGCCCTTTGAAACTGGTACAGTATCAGTTAGGGTAGACCCAGCAGCGGAAACCGCAGCAAAAGACAAGCTGCCACTCCCATCAGTTGTTAGTACCTGTCCGTTACTTCCGTCAGAACTAGGGTACGTGAGTCCACTTGCAATAAACGTATCCGCGATAGTGGTTGTTGCGTTTCCGCTGGTATCAACGTCCACCTTGAATTTATCATCTCCAGCAGCGTTTTCACAAATGATGTGGATGCGGTCATCTCGCTTGCTGCCAAGCAATGTTTTAGACGTCGGAGCGGATGTGCCTAACGCGACAGGTTGCTGAAAAAGAAATTTGTTTTGGTTGGTAAACGCCGTAAAAATGTCACCGACTGTAGTGCTATTAAATTTAATGCTATTGGTGGTTACCTTAATTGAACCAGAATTGGCGTTGTCCGTAAGGTTGATTTGATCGGCAGAAAGGTTAATATCCCCAGTTCCGTCAGGCTCAATAAGGATGTCTGCGTTTGAAGCGCTCGTAATCTTATTCCCGTTCAGGTCTAAGTCACCACCAAGCTGTGGAGACGTATCGCTAACTAAATCGGTAGTGTTCGTATCTGTGGTTTGATCAACCCAATCCAAGTTTCCACTACCGTCAGTCTTCAACACCTGATTTGCGCTACCATCAGTATTTGGAAGCGTCAACGTATAAGAAGCACCAGCAGAGTGGGGCGGTCCCTTAATTACAATGCCGTGACTGTTCTGCTCGCAGTTCAGAACAAACTGACCAGCACCTTTGTCAGAGTTGCCTTTAAATACAACCTTACCCGTGCCGTTAGGATCAAGATCTATGTCGCCGTTAGAAGTGCTAACAATATCATTTCCGTTTACATCAAGGTTGCCACCTAGCTGGGGCGATGTATCAGAAACAATGTTTGTTCCTCCATCAGCGCCTGCTGGACCTTGGATTCCTTGTGGCCCCTGAGCGCCTGTAGCACCTGTAGCACCTGTGGCGCCTGTGGCGCCTGTAGCGCCTGTGGCACCTGTAGCACCCGTAGCGCCAGTGTCACCTTTGTCGCCCTTGGTTCCTTTTTCTGTTACCGTTATGGAACTAGAGGCAGGAGAAGTAACTGTTACGGAAGTAGAAGATTCATTTACAGTAATCGTAGTGCCACCAGTTTCCGTAGTGGTGACAGAGTTTCCACCGCTAGAAGTAACTGTTACAGCCATCTTAGAGGGTTATATCTTCGTTAACCTTAAATGAACCTCTCAATATTGTAGTCCTTACGCCGCCAACCAGCTGTTGGATATCATACGAAAACCTACCCACAGGGAAGCTCGCCATACTTGCAGCGCTAGCATTTAACACTACCGTGCCGCTATCACTAGCATCATCGAAAGTAAAAATGCCAGCTAATTTTTGAACCTGATCATCAGTTAAACGAGACGATGTAGGAGACTTCTGAGAGGCTGTGCTGGAGGAGGCGATAACAAACCTCTCTCCAGAACTGTCTTTTTCATTTGACTTTACGTTCATAAAAAACTCGTAACCAAGAGTAGACAACTGCAAAGCTGTATCTGAAGAGTCCTTCAAAGTTAGGGTCAACGAAAACGTATCACCTCTTCTGCAAGTGATATCTAACTTTTCTGCTATGTCTAAATTTACTTTACTCATGTTAGCTTAATAACGAGTTTACAATATTATCTACACTATCGGAAGCCTCTGGAAGCTCCCCTCTTGCCCCCTGTCTTTGAGAAATCAACTTGCTCTGCTCGGCGGATTGCTTCTTAACACGATCGTCTTTTCTGTCTTCTTTTAGAACCTCTAGCTTTTCTTTAAACTCCTGTTCATCAGTTTTAAAACCAAGTGTCGCCTGAGCTTTAATTAGCTCAATCTCTTTTCTGAACTGGTGCTTAACCTGTTCAAGCTGAGCTTCTAATTGGCTCTTGAGCTGAAGCTGTTGTGCTTCGAGCTGAGCCTCCATTTGCATCTCTTGCATCTTAGCTTGAGAAGCGGCTTGCGCTGCTTGTTGTGCAGATTGGGCTTGCATCTGAGAATTTTGCAGAGCCATCTCTTGCATTTTAGCCATGCGCTTTTTGCGACGTATTACCAATAACCTCTCTGCCTGATTAACATCCTTCATGCTACGGATCACGATCGCGTCCTCTATGTCTATCTCTTTTTGCTGCAAAGACATTTGTATGTTTTGCTCAAGGTAGACTCTATCCTGGTCCTCCATCTCCTTGATTACTTGCACCCCGAAGTTGTACATTGGCAAATCGCTAAACGAGGAAAGAACGCCCATGTTTTCTTTTCCTATGGCATTAGCATAGTGCTTGTACAAAACACAATCTTTAGGCAAGATCTGCATGCACTTTACGATATCCTCACATACCTTCTTGTAAAGAATCATAGAAGCATTGGTGATATCATATATGGCATTATTGCCTGCCGCTATGGCTTGCTGCTGAACACCAACTAGTGTGTCGCCCTTCGGTGTAGACGCATCCATCATTTCGTTGATACCCGTTGTGTCACGGATCATTCGGAGATAGTGGTTGTATAAACCAATCAATTCGTTGATGTTTCGGATGCTATTACCAATCTCCCTCACAGGAGGGTTTTGGAATCCACCTTCTGGATTTTTACTCCTATAGTAGAAAACACCAGTCTGCTCGTAGATATCATGCAGGTCCAGAGGCTGCAACTCTCCACCCTTTCCGAGCTGTACATTTTCTAATCCCTCGATATCAATGATCAAGCCATCGGGCTTTGCCTTGGCGATAGCTTGTTGAATCTTCAGGTGTGTCAGTTGCAACATATCAGCAAAACCAGTGCAGCTGTCCACCATGGATTTAGGCATCATGTTGCGAAGGTTGGTCGCAACCACAGAGTATGAAAGCCTGCACTTAGAAAGATCATGTACGTTCTTAGGTACATTTTTCATCATGCCATAATTAAACATGATGTTAGACCCACCCATTATGTAAGAGCCCCCGTACACGGTAGATATCTCCATCTTGTGAGGCTTCCTATCAAAAACGCTACCCTGCTTTTCTTCGTAGTCAAACCCCTTCATAAAGAAGTTTGTATTGCCGAAACGATTTTCCTTCTCCTCGAAGAAGATGCAGTCAACAGAAATAAACTCAAAGTCTAAAACGTCTACCGTGTATTCATCATAGCCATACTCCTGGCGCATCATACGATTGTTGTACGAGTGCCTGTTGTATGCGTTCGGGTCATTGCCCTCTTTGTTTCTTACTGACTTAGCTATCTGCTCAAACGTCTCTTCGTCTAGCTCGTGACCTGCAAGTCTTTTCAGCTCTTGTATGGAAATAGTTTTAACATGACCAGCATACATCATGTCGTTAAACCCAGGATCTTCAGTGTAGCTATGAATAAACCTGGATGGGTCTATATAATCAGTCTTGATGCCCTCGTTGGGATCGTTGCTTCTTTTTACAACGGCCATGCCGAGAGCAACCAAATCGTTTACGCACCTTCTAAAAACGTTATCATTGAACGAATTCCAAGAAAGCGTCATATTGGTTCCGATCTGAGCTGCTATCTCGGCATCGGTTTTTACGTTAGTACCTACAAGTATTTCTACCTCCTCCAAAGAATCAGGTAAGCTATCAGGATCGTCTCCGATAACCATGCCTGTATTTTCTTTCAGTTGTTGTAACTGTTTCTTTGCTTCTACCTGAAGCTCTATAGATCTTTTTTTGTTGTTTTTTTCCGAAGAGGAAAGAGGATCAACAGCTTCAAGATTTGGGTACGGGTTTCGAGACAGTATTTTATTTGCAACCACCCTGACGAACTTCGGAAGGATTGGTACTGGGGTGTAATCAAGATTAAGAAGAGTACCGTCTCCATCATTTGGCGCAAGGGATCTTAAAAGCTTTTTGTAAATGTTAGTATCCTGTGTGCCGTTCGCGTAGTCCCTGCTTCTTTCGAAAATAACATTTCTCTTTCCGTACAATGAAGAGGCGGTTGATATTTTTCCCCACTGAGACTCTATAGCTTTTGCATACTGTAATCCATAAGCGTTGCTTTTTTTAGTCTCTGTGCTAGCAAGAGGATCAGGAAAAGAGCTTTTACGCTTGTTGTTTGTGTAATTCATTTGTTGATAGCGCTATAGGCGTATTTTGCAAATATAACAAATACGGGCTAGACCTTATATCTCCTGAAAAACACCTTCTCCTTGAAGTTAGATCTTTCTTTTTCTTTGGGCTTTTGAGTAGCAAGCAGGGCTAAGCCAGAGCTAATAGTCAAGTCAAACTTGGTTCTCTTGTCTATCTTAAATCCTATCCAGTCTTCTAGCGTCCTGTTGAAATACATCTTGCCAATCTCACCCGTTTCCGAGTCAACGCCGACGTGTTCGTGGATATACTTTTCTATTGACTGAGCGTGGGATTGGATGACGTCTTGAGAGTTAGACGGTATACCTTTTGTTTTAACATTCACATGTGAAGAACTACTTAGTAGGTGCTTCGGCCTATCCATTAAGTAACCGTCGTAACCTCTTGATTCAAAGTATCTTACAATACCATACTTATTGTTTTCTACAAGCAACGGGTAGCCGTAGTAAAACGCACACATTAAAACATCTTCGTAAAATATACTGGCAAGGTCTGGACGAGAAGCATATTCTACTACGAACATATTGGGCGGACGGTTCAAGCTGAACTTGTTGTACATGTGTAACGCACCCTTCGACCCTCTGCCGTCTACCGTGGCGTCCAAGTCGTAGGAGTCAACGCCGCCGCAACCGTACTCACCAAACGGAGCCACCCTTTTACCTCTGTCTATTTTTACAATATTTCTTTGCGTAATGTCTGGCATCCAGCAGACCCTGAACCTACCGTTAGGTGTAGGCGAGAACACTACCTCTTTGTCCTTTTCTTTCCAGGTAAAGTTTCCCTTGATCACTGGATCTGGAAATAACTCCTCGTTGTGCTCAATCTGTTGATAGATCTTTCCAATATTAAATAGACTGCCCTCGATGCTATCCCTGAATGCCTCATCCTCCGTGAAGGGGAACTGCCTGGTCACCTCGTTTAGTTCTGAAGGATTATCCTTGAATGACCTGCGTTCATTTTTTAAGTACGTCTTGCTGCCGATGGTGATGAAGTCGCCATCGATTCCCTCTACCTCTTGCTCTGGATCTTCTACAACTGGGTTTCCATACTGATCAAAAAAACCCTCTAGCGCATCGTAAGCTGGGATAAATATTCTGTACAGACCCGACCTGGTTCTACCGTTACTATTTCTTTCGTTAGGATCAGAGTCATACCACAAACCTTTGTACTCGTTGCCACCCTTGTTCATTGGGTTCACGGTGCTACCTACGATAGCCTTTCCAACCACTTTTCTACCTACGATCAAACACGTCCGCTCGATACGCCACGCCTCACGGATATCGGTAGGCTTCTCCCACTTGCCCGCCTCATCTAGGTACAGCATGTGCAGCTTCTCACCATCGTATGCGTTGTTCGTGGTGTTCTTCCAGTTGATGACTGTATTCAGTGCGTCACCCCTGTAAGATGTCTTGTTGTTTTTCGTGATTCGCTTGGAGGGCTCACGGAAAGCCAGCTCCATACGCGGGTTCGTGGTACCGTCCTGGATGGGCTTGAAAAAAAAGGGGTAGCTGCGAAAGATCGCAACCACCTTCTTCATGAAAATATTTTCCTGCGCGTCTTTACCAGTCTTTGACTGAATGCCCAACAGCTTCTCTTTAACCTGACTAGCCTCGTCCACAAGGACAGCAGAGCATATATTAGTGTAGCCAGAACGACGACACTTAGTATAAAGCTGACCGAAACAACGGGGATCAGCTTCGCAAGCAGCCATGTGGAGAAAGATTTCCCTTTGGAAAGCGAGGTATGATGGGTATCCGATATCAATTTTAGACCATTGTAGAAACATATACTGTCTCCCTGTAATATACGTAGGGACCCCATTGTTGTAAAACCACACACCGTCGCGCCTACGCTGAAACTCTTTCTCGACGTAAGAACGAAACTTGTTCCGAAACTCGGCAGGCTTCTCGAACCACTCATCCATACTGCGAACCCTTTGCAGTTCTTCGGGCAAAGGAATGCGTTGCCACATCTGCAACTCCTTTGGTTTGTCATGGAAGAGTATCTCAGATCGCTTCGGTTTCTTTGGGAGAACAACGAATATCCCGTGGAGCTCAACATGCTCTCCCTCTGTACCGTTAGGGTCGATCTTAATCCCTTTAGTCTCATAACCTTCTATGTCTACTAGTACGGACATTTAATTTAATTGGTACACCCGACAGGATTCGAACCTGTGACCGTCTGCTTAGAAGGCAGATGCTCTATCCAGCTGAGCTACGGGTGCATGTGCTCCCTGTAGGATTTGAACCTACGACCTGCGGATTATGAGTCCGATGCTCTAACCGCTGAGCTAAGAGAGCCGATAGTTTATCCTAAAGTTGTTGTTTAAGTGATCTGTTGTAATTGATTGATTATCAAAGTCATAGTCGTCCCAGTATATCAAACCGCTTGGGCTATTTTGAGAATCGTTCCGCGAATCCTCCTGAGTAGTCTTTTTCTTTTTCGATTGATCCATTGTCTTGTAGCTCTTTAACCATTTGTTCTAAACGCTGACGCTCTATCAGCAACTCCTTACAGTCAATAGCTGTTTGTTTAATGGATTGTAATTCTGCTTTCCTTGCGGACCCACCAGCCTCTGGGTCCACAGGTTTTTTTACTTCTTCAATCATATTATTGATAGCAACCTCCATGCTTGCCATCAACCTTTTGGATGCGCTGATCGTAGTGAACTTAGACATCTTCTTGGATATCGTAAATGTATAGGGGTGTTTTCTCTCCTACGTATGAACCAGCTATGTTGTATTCGAAATACTCAACAGCGTCTTCGTAGCTCATATCCTCCATAAGGATGTCAACTATTTTTTTCACGCTGTAAACTGCTTTAGGCTCAAGCCCATAAACGATTCCTATCACGGCATCATTGAATCCGTCAGCGAGCAAGCACTCCTCATCTTCGAGGAGCTGCCAGGTGTCTTCTTTGCTAAACATGTTAAACCTCTTTGTAAAGTAAATCTTCGATACGGGTGCGGTAGTATTCCTTCCCGTCTATCTTGATGCGATAGTCGCGGTTCTCCTTGAAGCCTACCACGTCTCCGACCTTCAGCCCTACTTCTTCAATCCCAGAAGACGTAAATGCGACTCTACCTCTTGTTGGGAGCGTCTCATTGAGTTTAACAACTTCGATAATTTCCGATTCTTGAACTTCCTCTTCTTCGACAGGCTCAAGTAGGCTCCAGCCTTTGAGAGGCTCGACAACGCCAGTATGCTGATCTTTAAAAGCAATAGCTTGATTATTGACAGCGTGATCATGGTTGTACTTGACAATGTAGTGATTATCGACTCCAGTAAGTGGCTGGCCTTCTTTGAGCACCACGAGGTGATGGAAGTAAAGCGTGTCACCAGGCTTGACGCCAGTTTCGTACTTGAACGGGACAGCCACGACAGGGCCTTCTGTAACTCTGTTTTCAAACTCATTGAATCTTGTGTCTATGTATAGCTCTAATCCGCTATCGGTTGTGATTGTATCGTTTATCGCTTTTTCTAACTCGACGATAAACAAATCGAATGTTCGCATTAATTAAATTTTAGTAGCCTCCTCCTCCGCCACCTCCTCCTCCGCTTACGGAGGGTGGAGAGGGAACAGGCTGATTGTTTAAATTGACTATTAGATTTCTTTGACGCTGTTCTCCAGTTGCTAGCTCGGCCTGAATAGATGCTACCCTTTCCTCTACAATTTCATTAACTGGAGTTAATAACTCATGATCTGATTCTACATGAGAAGGACCAACCATAGCACCCTTTGAAGAATGGATATGATAGTATCCAGTATACAGGTTTCCATTTGGAAGTGTAAACTCGTTGCCCTCGGTGATTAAGTTATTCCTGTTCATCAGAAGTTTAGATCATATTCTAAAACACAAGACATCTCGTCTATGCTTTTCCATAGCATGGTCCCGTCTTCGTTTTCAATGTAGATAAGATATCTCTGCTTTCCAAATTTATGGAGATGCCTTTCGTCCTCTACGATGGCTGATACCTCTCCGCTCCCTGCTCGCATACCCACATAATAGGCCATGCCGTTCTTGGGGTCCTTCCCGACCACAATCTTTCTAATAAGTCCTTCCATTAGTTCAATGATATACCCAGGCTCCCAAGGAGGTCTTCGAGATCTTCATCATCGTCAGAGTATGCATTGTCCATGATGGTCTTCATGGTGTCAAGCTCTTGCCTGCTTTGAAGGCTAAAGCTGTACATAGTCTTCATCTCTGCCTCTTCTGCGCCTGCTTCGATAGCATCTAGGTCAAGAACACCTACTACAATAGAAGCTAGCGTTCGATCTTTCATGTCGAACTCATCTATAGTCTCCTCCATCTTCTTAACAAGAGAGTACATTTCAGCAAAGAAGAGGGTGTCGTTAGGGCTCATGATGTAAATTCGTTTGTATCAAAGATACAACATAATTGAGATGCCAAAATCGACAGTGAAAAAAACGCGCATGTTTAGAGATTTCTCTAAGATGCCATCCAGGTTTGTCAAGCACAACCACTTAAAAAACTTGCGAAGCGCTACGAACGAGTTCCTCGAAGTCAACCCAGAGCTCACCAAGTCGTACTTACACTTACTCTTGTTTGTCTACGACTTAGAGTTCTTTACTATCTCTTGGCTGGCAGAGAACTACGGGATGAATAGAAAGAACTTAGCGGACAGGATGGTATACCCGCTGGTTCTTGCAGGGTATCTGTACAAGCACTTCGACAAGCTTACTCCCTCTCAGAGTCTAGAGGATCACTTGTTCCGTGATGAGACCAAATACAATTACAGAGTTCGGTATGCGCTGTCGCAGAAAGGTAGGCTAGCGGTACAACGTTTCTACAACTCACTTTAGAAGATAGAATAGAAAGTGTTGATGTTAGACTCTATGTTCGTGCGGCTGTTTGTGGTATCGGAACCATAAACTATAAACTCCTGCTTAGTCCCCTCAAAGGTGATACCGCCTATAAATGCGCCTATCTCCTGACTATTAGAGGATTGACTCGTCAAAGTCAAGTCGGCACTTATTTTTGTTCCGTCTCTGTACATAGCCGCGAATCCAGCGGTACTACCAGCTATAAAGCTATAAAGGTGCTGGTTATTATCAACATCCACCCCAGTGTCTAGCGAGCTCCCATAAAAAAATCTGTCTTTATGTACTGATCCTACACGTTGGATAAAGTGAATCCAATAAACTGCTCCAGCTGCGGCCAGAGTGTGTCCCGCATCATTGCTTGTACCGCTAGGGTTCGGTCTTGAAACGGTATGGACACTCATGTTGTTAATGTTTAACCCTGATATTGATAGATCGAAGTGATCTCCTGATCCGTCAAATTCAATGGCGGGCTTGCCGTTTTCACTTATGTGTCGCGGCCCACTTCCATCATAAATCCTTGGCTGATTTGCAGCTGTGCTTTGAGTGGCGTTATTTGAGTTACCCGATTGGTCGTACCAAGTTACTACGAAACCATCACTAGATCCGCAGTGAGTAGCCAATGCTGAAGTATCAAGTTCCCCACCAGAGAAACCTATATTTAGTTCTGCGTCATCACTAGCCCTTCTAACCAAAACACAATTACCAGAATAGGAACTGGATAGCTGCCTCAGAGAGTATGCAGCAGTAGCGCCAGAAAAAGTATCTAACATTTTCGACCCTCCGCCTCCGCCTCCAGAAGCTGGCTGAGGGAAATCAATTGAATTTATAGAGTTTCCTAGTCCTAACATTATTGCCCTGGTTCAGGTGGTAAAAAACCGTCGGGGAGTGTATCCACCGTAGTATAGCTCACAGACTCGTCATCTTGAAAACACAAAGCAGACTGATCAGCATCTCTGTTGTCAACAATCCAATCCCACCAGTACTTAGTGACGGGGCCACAGCCTTCTTGCGTAGCCTTGTTTTGGCTGATCTGCTCTGCATTTGCTGTAGTAGTAATATAATACTTCATACAACAAAGATAATGATTTTATCCGCTACAGTTTTCGCAGCCCTCTGGTGCGTGGATATCACACACGATCTTGCCACTCTTGACCTTCTCTTCGGTCGCTTTTACTCTTTCTGGATCTAGGAAATCTACGTTGAAGTCTTCTTCTTTTTCGCGCATGATAAAAAATTTTAGGAGCGCGAATATAGACAAATTTATCTTCCTTGTCCTCGGTAAGATTTCTTGTAGTTTTTGCTGACTTTGTTGCTGGACGTCTTCGTCTTAGCGTGGACCCCTGGGCGTTTTTTCTTGCTGTCGCCAGGAGCGTAGTTAAATACTTGTTTAGGCATTTTCTACTGTGTAATAAACTTTATTTTTTTCGTCTCTGCGGGCTCGCTTAATCTGTTTACGGTTATGCCCTACAGACTTGTACGAGATGTGCACCCAGTTGGGTTCCTCGTCGTCTCCGAACTCCCAGATCATCTGGTCCCACACCAGGTTGTCTTTTACGAAGTTGAAGATATCTGCATTTGTGATGCGTCCGTATACGTCAGCATCCAGGTCGAGCGCCTCACCCACCATGTGCTGGGAGTATCTGCTCCCCCCGATGGCTTTGTTTAGCTGCTTCCCTCTGTAACCAGAGCTCACGGCGATGGGTACACCGAAGTGATCGCGGATAGGTTGGAATACATTCTCTGCTACAGCCTTGAGGTTTTCGATCTCCCAGTCTTCTGGGGTGTTATCGATCCCAAGACGGCTGGCCGTGTTCGACTTTACGACCTCTTTGAGTGATAGGTTTTTGCTTAACTGCATTTTTATTTGCTACCCAGCTAGGGTTGATTCGTTTTAATTTAGGATTGAAGTAGTTTTTGCTACCCAATATCAGCTAGCTATAAATACTTCGACCGTAACGTCATTGCTGCTAGGATCTACGATGATGCTTTCTAAGTCTGTTAGTGTAGTTACGATAGTTGCTGCGTCGTCATCCACAGCGATGCCATCGTGAACAGCCCCCATAATAAAGCTCTTCCCAGCCTCCAAGAGCACCGTGCAGGAAGAGTCAGCTGTGCCGTTCTCTGCGGTAGAGATCTGAAGCGAAAGATTCACAGAATTAGAGGCGTCGAGGTTTGTGACGCGCAAGTACTTAACGTCTTGCAGGTCCAGAGCTCCATCCTGCGTATTGGTGCCAGCCTGGAACACAGCCACAGTAGTGTCTACACTGGCGGGGCAGGTGACAACTCTCTTGAAGGACTGCGTAACAGAGGCAATGCTAACGGTGTTTACACCACCTTGTTGAGCACCATTGAGCGTGAGCTCTTCTTTGATAGAGACTGTTAGTACTCCCATTACTTACGTCTTAGTCTGCGCTTCTTCTTAGCTGGTACAGGGATCTTAGCCGATGACTTCTTGATAGTGCCTGGCTTTACCTTCTTAGCCAACCCAACAACATCTGGACCCCTTGGTGTGACCTTTTCCATATTGGCGCGGGCCATTCTCTCCCCTCTAATGTAGTCTTCCATTGTTGGGCCAACTGAACCTCTTCTGAAGTTACCTTCTTCAGTCATAAGTACATCGCCTTTAAAACCTTCAGACCTTCCTCTAACAAAAGGCATATCCTTTTTAGATTTTCCTGGGCCAGCATACACCATACCCCTTAATGGCTTTTTCTTCTTACCCTCTCCTCTCAGGTTTACGTTGGCAGTTCTTTTGACCTTACCACCGTTCTCAAGCTTTCTTCGCTTCTTTCTTCGCTTCTTTTTGTTATCTACCTCAACAGCACTCTTCTTGAGCGTCTTGTCCATGGATACACCGCTGTCGATCTTCTTAGGGGCGAGAGGAGTGAGCTTCTTCAGCTTTCTTCCAAACCTACCCATGCCTGAAATATCTTTCGGCAAACCCATGCGACCGCCCTTCTTCATCTTCTTGATCTTCTTGGCCGCCTCTCTTTCTTTCTTGGTGGCTGCTCTATCCTCAGCGTCAGTCATTCTTTTTGGTAGCCCGCCAGCAAAAGGGAGAGGAGCGAAGCCCTCACGAACGTCTCTCTTGTACGACTCTCTGTCTCTAGAGGCTTTAGATGTGTGAAGTCTTGAAGGATTTTTTTTCTTCATCTCCTTCATCTTTCCTCCACCTTGGTATTTCTTTGCTTTCATACCTGCAAATATAACTTATTTATTTTTTTTGTTCTTCTTAAAGAACTCTATCTGACCCAGCCTCTTTACAGCAGCTTTCTTAGTCAAGAACTTACCCAACAGCTTCCCTTTTTTGCTGCGGATCTCGTAAGTATTCTTCTTCTTGACAATCATAAGGACAGTTTTTGTGCCTATCACAGCTATATTAGTTTGATTTACGCTTCTTAGAGTCTGTTTAGTGCGTCTACGCACTTGATCTTAGATAGCTTCGTAGTAAAAACAGCTTCGAAGTGTCATCGCTAACAATGCTTGGCAAAGTTACAGCTTTTTTTTTAGAAAGTCAAGCCAGAAAAACTGCTTTAAGTAGCCTTTCTAAGGCACTGATCAACAGCATCTTAAAACGCTTGGGTGAGCAGGGTGTGGAAAACTCAATTTTTACCGCGAACCGTAAAAAATG